CACTAGTTGAATCGGTAAGATTTAGTATAGCAGCTCTAGATTCTGCTGTTGTACCGTTTGCTGTTGTTAAAGTAGCAGAGTTACTGCTCCAAGTGTTTATTGTTTTTAGCCCAGCTACGGCTTCTTCAACCATAGACGTTATATTGTTGTTAACAACGTCACCCCAAGAGCCAGTCAGTTCGCCTTGAGTGGGTAAGGCAAGTTTTAAGAGAGTAGAAAATTGTGTTGCCATTTATAAAACCTCGCAAATAGTTAAATTATTACACCAACAAGTCAATATACGCAAGAACTTCATAGTTACCTCACTAAAAAATACGTATGATCGCGTTATTAGCGTCGGCTACAGGAAACGATATTACAAAGTTACCCGAGCTAGATTGTTTGTCTTCTCCAAAGTCGATTACTGCTATTGCAGGATTACCTGTTGCACTCTTATATATTAACGCTCCTCTAGCTGTTAAAGAAGAAGAACTCCAAGTGGTGTCAGAAAAATCTAGAAAAGCCGTTGTACCAGAAAGTGCAGGGTTAGCTGCTATGCTAAGAGTGTTACCCCCTGCTGTGTATCCTGTGCCTACTACTTCATTAGTTGTGCTGTACGCTGTAGTGCCTGCATGTAAAGTTGCGGAAGACGTGTATAAAGCAATTTTAAACGCCTGTGATGTATTGCTACTAAAATCCATCTCTCCATCCAGCAGGGCTGTTTTAAACGATGAACACATAGCTTGTGTAATTGACATCTATATCTCCTAACCCACTTTAGTTCTAGATTGGCCAGAACGATACATATCTTGTCTAAGTTTACCGTTACCAAGTTGTTGTAATAATGTTATAGCTTGTAAGTAATGCTTCTCATATAAAGCGATCATATCAGCCTCACCTTTTTGAAAGCGTATAGCCTCAAGTAGAGTTCCATTTAATAGAGCCGTGTCAAAGTTGTCTCCAAGATACGTACCACCTGCAGTTACAATAGATGTAGGATACTTGGCATGTATGTGTTCTAATGTGTAGTTAGCGTCTGGTATTGGGGAAAACATAAATCTTACATTAGAACCCACAGCGCTATGATAAGCATAAAACTTTGGCAGCCCACGTTTAGCAGTTGTGGTTACAGGATATGCTTCTCTTAAAAAATTAGAGTCTTTATTCAATAAAAAAGTTTGTGTGTCACTGTTTACTATAGCTAAACTATAAGTGTGTAAATACCCGTCAGGTGTAGTATAAAACTCGTTACCCGCAGTTAAATTACTAGTATCAACATTACGCATAGCTGGTAAGTCTACAGAATTAAATATCTTCTGTTCTGCCTGTTGTGTAAACAAAGCGTGTTGATTTGCTGTAAACGTCTGTTCACATATTTCTTCTACATTTGCTTTTAAATTAGTATAGTTCATAATTTACACCTTAAAAGAGTAACCTTGCGTAGCTATGCCTGCACCTCGTGCTTTTACTTTACCTTTGATTAAGCCACCACCGCTATATTTTTCAGCCATATCTGGATTCATTTTCTGTTGAACGCCTTCAGGCAATTTAGAAAAACCCTTCATGTTTTTTGGTACGCTACCACCAGGGGCATAACCTTTTGGTTTTTTCATTCCAGGTGTGCTAACTTGTTTACCCATATTAGATCTATTCATATTCTTCTCCTTACGAAGTGGTTACTGTTACTTGCCCTACAGCTGTAGTGGCAACAAAACTTAATTTATTAAACTCAGAGCCTGAGTATATTTGCGCTCTGCTCGTTGCATATCCTGCAAAGTCAGGTCTTGGATTACGTACAGCTTGTGGGTCGTGCACAGGAAACATACCTTGTCTATTCTGTGGGTGGTCGGAACTCCAACACTCCATACATGCTTTCAAGTTAGTATCGTTACCTCGTACGACTAAGCTACGCAAATCTCTTAGTTTATATCTAAATCCACAGATATCACATTCAGCTAGTGTTTTGTTACTACTTGAGAACTTGTTTGACATAACTAAATCCTACTAACACGGGGAACAAAATGTTCCGAAGTTTTCTCTCTATCTTCTCCAGCAGCTAAGCTATACTGCTCGTCATACGCTGCTTTTAACATAGTAATCCTATCCATAAACTCAGGCACTTTCATGGCTATATGATACGCTAAACCTGCTACTAGGCAAGGTAAAAAACGAAAACTCATATCAGCGGTCTCTACACCATTGCCTGCATCTTGTATTCTTCTCATTCTGTAATACACAAAAGTGTAGCTAGTATCAGGCACAGGCCAAAGGTTTATCCTTGGAGCTGCGGCTAAACGCTCGACCCATACTTGGATAGGTCTACCTGATATTAGCTTGTTAGGGATTGATGCGTAAGTGCTTACGCCTATACGGCTTATGGTGAGATCAGACTGTGTACTAGAGTTACCAGCGTTTGTACGTATAACATGGTCAAGAAGGTCTATTGTATCTGCAGGTAAAGTATATTGTGATGTGCCAGCAATTACAGCTTGTGTGGCTTCTTCTATAGTCCACATGTTAATGCCACGGTTCTGCCACTCAATAGTCATTAAATTCATAGACCTACGAGCAGTTCTTAAATCATAACCTGAACGCATTTCTCTGCCTGCACGTTCCCAAGCTTCTTCAGCTATCTCTGTAAAGTCCATGTCAAATGCAGTAGTACCTGATGATGCCATTATTTATCTCTTTCCCACTCACGTGACTTTTCTATAAGACTTCGTCTTTCTTGCAATCTTTTTTGGCTGTTTAGCCACTTGTTTTCCGCTTCTAGTTGCTTTACGCTTCTTAGCCGTAGTGGCTGCGTATTCTTTACTAGATAAAGCTTCAATTGCTTTTTTAGGTAAATAACGCTCGCCTGTTGCTTTTGGCCCTTGTGTACTAGGTTTACCACTTTTGGTTTGCCACTTTTGTTTACCCCACGCCTTTAAGCTTCTTTGCGGTTTCTTTAAAGCCATTAGCTCTTGTAACCTCCACCAGCTTTTTTATAAGCTTTAGCCATCATCTGAGCTTTACGTGCAGACCATTGACCAGGATTTCCTCCCTTACCACCAGCTTTTATTCTATTAAATATGCTTTTACGTAAGGAAGGTTTAGTATAGTTACCAGACTCATTAACTTTGCTCTTACTCTTCTTTTTTACAGAGCCACCTGCTTTATAATAAGATCGCATCGCAACCTCCTAGATATACTTGGTTGGACGTACGCCTTGCTGTACAATGCCACCACCTTTATACTTTATCTTAGTCATGCCACCACCCATCATCTTTTTAACCTTGCCACCAGCCATCATCTTTTTGACCTTGCCGCCAGCCATTAATTTTTTTCTGTCTCCAAGTTTAGTACCATCAGTAGTTAATGGTGGTCCTTGTGTAAAATCAAAACTAACACCATCGTTATTTTTTGGTCTTCGCATAGGTGGAGGTGGAGGAGTAGCTTTCTTTTTAGAATTTTTTTTAGGGGTTTTAGGGGTTTTCATTTTTTCGTCGTCTAACCCCATACCAGTCTTACCTCCATCTGGGTTTGCTAAATTCTTAAAAATTTTAGTCTTAGCATCTTCTGCTCTTTTCTTCATTTTAGCATCATTGTCTTGAAGCATTTTGCCTTTGTTGCCTTTTATTAATTTTGTATTTCTTGGTGCCATTTTAATCTCCTAACATTTCCATCGTTTACGTGCTTGACGCAGACGACTATTTGGGTCTTTAGCAGCTTTTGGAAACTGCTTCATTTGTCCTGCGCTACGTGCACAGTACGATTTACGTCTTTTTGCAGATTTACTACCAGCTTTAACTTTGCCAGTAACAGCCGTTTTTAATTTAGATCCAGGATTGTCTCTACGGTATTTAGCTACACCTTTTTTGGTCATACCTGCACCAGACTTGGTAGGACGTTTCTGTCCTCCGCCTATGGTGTGACCCTTCATTGTACCTTTTGTCGCCATACCTACCTCTATGCGTAGAATATAGTTATATTATCCGCAACATCTACAGTGTACCTAACAGAACCACCGCCATCAAATAAAACACCTTCAGAAGGTATAGTAAAATCTTTAGTTGTGTTTGCTGTACCTATAGTTCTTGATTTAAACAATGTTGTGCCACTCTCGGGTGTACCGTTTATAAACTCAACATCACCTGCTGTGCCACCTGATACTACAGACATTCCTTTTAATCTTACTCTGTTAGAATCTTCAACGGCTTGTGCACATAAAGATCCTGAACCAACTGTTATGTTACCCGCAAACTGTGCAGAGCTAGTAACTGATGTGACTGTTAAGAATAAACTTTCGCCTGCTACAGCTTCAGCAGAACCAGTAGATGTAATAACTTCTGTTAAGGCATCACCAAAAACATCCGTTCCAACAATAGTGTTTGTTTTAGCATTATCGCCAGTACCAGCTGTAGTTACTGTTACGTTCCTTGCGGCTCCTCCAGCAAATGTAGTATTTGCCATTGTTGCTGTTAAGTTTGGCTGTGCTGCAGTAACTAATCTATCTGCATCTGCTGCGTTCTCATCACTTATGGTTAGAGCCCGTACATCTGATAAACCTGCCATATTAATCTCCTTATAAAAAGGTGGGGCCGAAACCCCACTATATAGTTAGGTATTACTTAGTGTAAGCACCTTTGATGTACTCGATACGAGCAGTACTAACTGCACCTGTTCCAGTCTCAATATGCAGAGCCAATCTTAGAGCAACATCAGGAATACCTGCCGCTGTGTTAAAAGTATGGATTAAAGCCATTTCAGTTGGAGTAGCTGTTGTTACTACTTTACTAGCAAAAAACTTAATACTATCTACACCATCCCACTGGATGCCATATGAAACAACCGATAAGTCAGCATCATATGTCTGTGCTGTATCAAATGCAGTTGCGATTGTACCGCCAGCATTTTTAGTAGCCCCAAAAACCACGGCATCAGCATTGTGAGCAGCTTTTACAAAACCAATTCGATCTGTACCTCCACCTGCGGCTGTATTATGAAAGGTATCAACATCAGCGGCTCTTTCAGTTAAACCAAAGAAAAACTCAACGCCATCATGGTCATTAAGATTAAATCTTGTTTTAACCCACCAAGGCTTTCCTACAGTACAAATATAGTTTGTAGCAGAAGTGGATAACGATGTTTGATGGCCACTTGTACCACCTGTAGCTAGAGTAAAGCCACCATGTAACAAGTCTGTGCCTACAACAGCTGCAACAGCAGCGGAGTTATCTGTATTTGTTTCCCAAATATGTGTAGCTGCACCTGTGTTAGCAAAGATAGCTTCGTGCATAATAGTGTGATTGTCTAAGACATCTACACCAATATTTTCTTGTAATCCAGAAACGAAAGGAGGTGCACTAAATGTTGCTTCTCCGTTATTTATAGTAGTCAAGCCTGTAATGGTAGTTGCGCCAGTAACAGCAAGAGTACCACTTAACGAAGTGTTTCCGCTTGAATCTATTGTAGCTTTAGTTGTCTCTACGCCTGTGTCGGCAGTAGTATTGAATACGGTAAGCCCATCTTCAGATCGGACGTTACCTTTGAAAGTTGTATTAGCCATGTCAATCTCCTTGTCTTGGCAAATGTCAGCCAGATTATCCGACTGTCAAGGGTTGTTTATTTAGTCTATAGTAAAAAAGGGTGACTAGCAAGCCACCCCCTTAAATTTTTATGCTCCTGGGGAACCAAAGATTCCTAAAGGATCGGAGACACCGAATGAGTATCTCTCTCTAGCCTTATAACGACTGTTGCCTGTGTCAAAGTCAGCATCCATAGATGTTGCCATTGGGCTACGAGTAAAATGCTTTAATCCGTTAGGGACATCTGTCATCAAGAACCAAGCATCTGTATCTGTTAGATAATGGTTAATGGTGTATCCTTCTGGAATAGAACCGTTACTCTTCATTGCGTTAAGGTCGTTATCAGCAGTCCCTGGTCTTCCTTCAGTCTCCAGCAATCTTGTTGCAACGAATTGCAATGCTGGTGGGATAACTAACTTACGAGGTCTGGCTGCAATTAAAAGTCCACGTTCGTCTGTCCAAGCAGAAATCTGAATGATAGCGGCTTCAAGAGAAGTTTCGTTTAAATCTGCACCTGCAGATGGCTCGTTAGAGTTTGTACCACCATTAACTAGTGGATGAGCTGTGGAACAAAGTTCTACACCATCACCGTAAGTAGTACCTGAAGAAAAAGCGTTGTTCAATATTGAAGCTGCTTTAACTTGTTTAGTGTACGCCATAGCACGAGCAAGAGCTTTGGTATATCTTGCAGATAGAGAATCATATAAATTATCCTCGACTGCTTCTTCAGTAATACTGAAGCCCATAGCCACTGTTTCGTGTGTATAACGAGCTGTAAATGCTTCTTGTGCATTGTCATATTCGATGGCAGCGCCTTCGTTTTTAACAGATGCAGCTGAAAAGCCTGACAACTTTGTTTCTTCTTCAAAAGAACGATCAGAAGATTCTGTATCAAAAATCTCTGCGTGTTCTTCACCATATTTAGCGTATTCCATTCCAAACAATGCGTTTAGACCTGGAAGAAGCTCTTTTAGTAATTGAGCGCGTGATATAGCCATGTTCTATTCCTCCCTATACGCCAACAGTATGAGTATAACGATGATACCCAGGTGTAAATTTAACAACAAACTCAGTAAAGTTTCCAGCAGAATTCTTTGTATCTGGAATAACATCAACAACAGTAAGTGGTAAAATACTTGTTACGTTATTAATAAATACGCCCATTCTACTATTACCTGAACTAGTTAACCCAGTGTTTAGTACGAGTTCTGCGTTACAGGAAATTGTAGTGGCACGAGTCTTAGCTAAAGGTAATAACCCTGAAGTAGCATTATCAGCAGTATTTCCAGTGACGTTAACCACTTTGTATAGCTGACTTGGGTTATCTATAACAAACGCTTCAATATCACTAGCTACAGTATTAGCAGGGTAATTTTGTCTGAATGTTAATTGTCCTGTACTAGGATCTGTAAAACTACAACCTACGAAAACACCGATGATTCCAGCAAGTGCTGAAGTCTGCGCTTGAGCAGTAGTTATTATTATAGTTCCATCACTTGTGTATTGCACAACATCTCCATTGAAGATACCAGTGTCATAGTTTGAAGCAATAGGAATTTTTCTAGTACTACCGACATAGGAAGTACCACCTATCAAATTGATAGGTTTGAGCCCGTAAGGGACATCAATAGTTGGATAAGCCATTTAAAGCTCCTAAAAGTTAAAGTTCAAGTTCCTTTACCAAAAGTAACCTTCGTTTTTCTATCACTAAATAGAGGCATACGAGGATCATTTTCTCTCATAAGGTTGTTATCAACTGACTGAATCTGCGAGGTATTTTGCTGATTATAATAATCGGTGCGTTCCTCAATCAATTCTTTTGGAGCTTTACAAAGCATTAAACCACCAATAACAATGTTATCTTTGAACTTCTCTTGCTCAACATTAACAACTGTAATTTCTGGATGATCTACGGCCTTTACAGGCTCCCAACCTTCTCTTAATTTTGAAGAAACATTAGTGGCATCGACTTGTCCTTGCGTAGCTACCCTGATCCATCTAAACCCATAACCATCCTCTTCTTGAGGAGCTGGTAAAGTCTCTGGCCTTCGCCAAGATTTTTTTCGGGTAGTGGTTTCACGTGTAGTCTGTTCGCGATTAATTCTATTCTCAGCCATTATTTTCTCCTCATTTCTTCTGCAACCTTCTTGGCGTATAATTCTAGTGGGACTCCAAGTCGTTTAGCAAGGGTTACTTGTGTTTGCGTTAGTCTTACCTTCTTAGGTGCTGTGCTCCGCGAGGCGGGTGCAACCACATTATTTAGCTTCGGCTTTTGGGTCTCTGGTTCAATATCCTCAAAGTTCTCTGGGAATATTGTGCGCATACGGGAATCTATGTTCTCGTAGTATTCATCGCTCGCGGGATTCATTCCCGATTTGACAAGTTTACTATGCAACCCCAAAACGTAACTTGTCATTTCGTCATCAGTTCCGAACCACGTATTAGTCTTAGCCCAATCCGTAGCCCTTGGATCTGCGACTGCTGCAGGGGCGGTTGTTTCTTCTTTAACAGGTACAGGAGTTTCATTCTCTTGTAAAGTAGGAAGTTTAAAATTGTTTAGTCTATCTGATTTAATCTTAGCAGCTGTTATGCTTTCTTGTGCATCGACAACGGCATCTGATTCCCCAGATTCATACGCTACTTTATATGCTGCTTTGGCGGTTGCTAACTCTGATTCTGCAGATTTCTTAGCTTGGTCCAGCATAGTTGTTTGATTTTTAACAGTAGTGCTCTTTAGTTGTTTATTTTCTTCTACAAGCTGTTGTGCTAACTTTTCGAGCTCTTGCCTTTCACGTAAGGCCGTTTCTTTCGCTCGCCTTTCGTCGTGGTAGCCTTTACTAAAGTGCTTGATTCTGTTTTTGACCTTGTCAGAATAATCTTCAAGTTCTTCATCAGTAATTTCAGCTGGAGCTTCAGACGCTTTACGGCCTCGGTCAGCTTTTGGTGTATCGTCAACAACTTCAATGTCATACGAATCTGCATCATTATTCTCTGCACCCGTAGTTTTAGCCTTAGTTTTGTTATATTCATCTTTTGTTGCCTTTCCAGATATATCTATCTCTACTGCACTAGAAGATTCTACTTCAATGTTTTTGTTCTCTGCTTCATCAGGAAACTGATATTCTACTTTTTCAAACGCCATTTTCTTCTCCCTACGTAGCTCTTTGTATGCCAGCTGGATCAGCTATTATAGCTTCTATAGAATCATCATTCATTAAACGATATTCTAATCCATTGACTGTGAATCTTGTACCTGTATTGGCACGGAACATGACATAGTCACCTTCCTTACACCAAGGTCCTGATGGAAATCTTTCAGTGTCGCTATAGGCTTGTTCGCCCATATCCACTACTAGTCCCATTATAGACATTATGTGATCGTGCCTTTTAGCTACATCGGTTTTTAATACGTTAGTACCTTCGTACGTTTCTTTTTGTTCAGGTAACGCTATTAAGACACGATATCCTACAGGTTTAGGGAGTTGTGCATCTATTTCATTATCAGTTAGCACTGGCTGATCTTTTGCTGTTTCAGTCATCATCATCTTCCATTTGGTTGCGCGAGAGGTCTTCTATTAATTGCTTACTGACCTCGAGACCCCGTATCAAGCCAGTGACTTCCTTATACTGGGAAAAGTCTTTTGGACCTCCAGTTACAAGGAATTGTGTTGAAGATAACTTCTGTTCTTCTATTTGTTGTATGAGCACGTCATAGACGGTTTTAGCCATAATTATCCTTTGTTCATAGTTTTAAGTATGTCAATATTTTTTCGATCTTCTTTATCTTTCTTGTCGGTTGCTAACTTAACGTTGTCTTTTTGAGCTTGTATAAATAGTTCAGCTTTATCCATTTTAAGATCTTCTTTGTCTTTAGCCGCTTTTAACTGTAGCTCTGCTTTTTTGACAGCTAAGTCATCAGCGTCTTTTTTAGTTTTACGTTGAACTTCTGCTTGTTTAATTTGAAGTTCTTGTTGTTGCATCTGTATTACAGGATCTTTAGCTTGCTGTTGCGCTTGCTGCTGCGCTGCTTGTTGTTGATGTGATTGGGTAAGTTCTTTACCTGCTTCAGCTACTAGTCTAGCTAAGTCTATTTCAACTTCTTCTGGTAACTCTGCATTTGGTGCAGGTAATGGTACACCTAATCGCTCTTCTATCTGTTTACGATAATTAAATCCTAGATGCTCAGCTATATGCGCTTGTAAGGAAGCCATTATTTGTTGCGCT